CTAGTTAAAGCGTATTAACCAGTAGCCTCTGATTGCTGCCGGCTGGTTTGTCGTCGACGCTCCATAAATCGGATTGGAGCCCGCAGCATTAAAGTTAACAATCCCCGACGCCGTCCCCGGTTCCCGCATAATTGTGAATGTCCACCGAGTGCTCGCGCTCAGGGCGCCACCAGCTGTGGTCAATGGATCGAAGTAGCCGGCAATGTTTGAGAAACCCGTAATATTCGGTAACCCAGCGGAGATGTAGCCTCCCACCTCCGCAATATTAGTTGTCCCCTCCAAAAATCTATGATGTGTGTCGGGGAGATTGAAATGATCAGAATCAACATTTCCGAATTTATCCCCAATAACCTCGTAGAGGCCATCAAAATCCGCCTTGGCAACACTCGCTCCGTTCATCAGTAGGAAACCGTCAGGGATTTCCGTGCCAAGGTAGAAAATGCATGAGCCGATAGGGACAGCTGCCAGCGCAGCCGCTGCGATCTCTTTGCGAAGAAGTGTTTTAAGGGCTTCGATTGCTTCTGTGACATACGTCTTCACGAAATTGAAAACGCCGCTTGGAGTAACTGCTTTTGAAGAGTTTGTGCCGGTCTTGATTTCGTCAAGACTGGCCAATTTCACAACGCCGGCCACTTGTGTTGTGGCGGGAGGATTAAAGAAGTTTGTGTCTCCGTCAACAGTGATCCCGGAGGTACCGCCGCTAATAACAAGGTCAACGGAGAGCAGCCCTTGAGAGCCGGCAGCTTTTTGCAAAATTGCGCCGGTCGGCTGAGAGCTGACAGCAAACAAAGTGCCGTCTTCAAGGTATACGCCTACTTCATTGACTGTGTAGGCATCAGAGCTTGTATCGCTCATCGTGACGTGGATCGTGTTGTCTCCAACATCTCCGCCGGACAGCGCAGTGATCTCTTTA